CTGGTCTCTTCCATCTCTATTAAGGTCAATTTAAACCGATCACCTGTAATTACATAGTCAAGTTCCTGTATTGCCTTGTCTTTTATCACTTTCAATATCTTTGCATGGACTTTTGACAGTCCAAACTCCTTAATGTACTCATCATGTATCTGTTCCCACATGATTAAATCATTTTGCTCTGAGCCTTTTTGAGCCGTTCTAAGGAACTTTAACTCACCGCCTAAGCATTTATACCAATTATAGATTGGAAGGTCCTCAATACTCTGATAATATCCTTCTAATCTCTTTGTCGTATCTCTCGAGGAGTTCGACTTGTAATTTGGTTTTGCTCTCATCAGTGAGCCCAATAATGCCCTCCCCGAATTTTGTAAATAAGTTATCATTGCCTTTAATTGGATCTGCATCTATTTCAAAAAAATCTTTTCCCAACAAAAATACCATACTTCTGTAGAAATCTCCACCATCAAGTAAATTATATGGCTCACCTTCCAACTTTCTCCCATTACTTAACATCTCTGTTGCTGCTGAATAAGTAGTGCGGCCATTATCTTTGTTCCTTAATGGATTGCCTGTCTCATCAACACCCTCGCTGAGTAACTGATCCTGTTGGATATATTCCACAATGATAGTATTCTGCAAGGTCTTATCTAAAAATACTCTCTTCCAAACCTCATCTGGCTTTAAAAAAGATGCAATGTTATCCAGTAAGTTGATGGCTTCCTCCATTTCAGAATCAAAGGTATAAAAAAAGACTCGCACATTTCTGCACGAGTCTATTTTTTGAGTTTATAGCTGTTTGATTAAACCGCTGTGAATGTTACAGAACCTGTAAATCCATCCTTAACTACGCTAACTGTGTAATCATCACCAGAAACAAACGTTTTCAATAAAGTGTAAGTTCCTGCAGGAGTTTCAGATACACCAGTTGGGTTACCAAATGCAACCTGGTTAGTTACATCGTAGATTGACCAGTCAGTTAAGCCTGTTACTCCTTGAAGTAAGATAGGATTAAGAGCCGTTCCATAATCAAATGTAGCCTCCAATGTAACTGATACTGTTGTTACTTGAGATGCAACCGCTAAGTTAACATCAATCAATCCAGTCAATGTGTTGAAGTCAAGGTTAGCCTCTGTTGCTGTGATCATGTACATAGTTGAATCATCAAACAAACGATCGAAGTCAAATGTTAACATGATTTTCTGTACAGTTGAATCAGTTGCAAACATGAACGTAGGGTTCCATGATTGGTTATCTACAGGGATTGGATATAAATATCCATTCACTTTTGAGCCAATTAAGTTACCTGTTACATCAACAACGTACACTCCGAAGTTTACACAACGGCCTGCTTTCATTTTACCTAATAAGGTTGGAGTTGAATCCTCTCCCCATAACTCACCAGAGAATGATCTTTTACCTTCTCTTAGGAATGCCATACGTCCAGAGTTAGCCTCCTCAAATTGAGACTCTGCCTTTGGTAATTCTACATTCTCAAATGCCGGTAAAGGGAACCATCTCTTTGATGCGTCTGCCTCATTTACTAAGCTGTTCCATGTTGGAAGTGGAGCAGATAAATCTATTCCGTTCAATGATCCATCATTGGCGTTCAATGGAACCATTATTAATTTACTTGTTACGCTCTGAATAGGAACGCACCCTGGTCTACCTGTGTTGCCCAGACCAGCATTACAATTACATCCTGCCATTTTTTCTATTTTTTAGCATTTACAATTCTGTTTATATTTCGTTAATTTTATTCGTAGCTCAACACCACTTAAATTTGCATCCAATATGTTTTGAAAATAACCATTTGTTTGCTCAGTTCCAAATCGAGTGAAGTTCACTATTTCATATCCTTCCAGAGTTTTGTATGATGGACTGTTATCAATCACCTCAATGAACTTTTCAGCCAGCTTACTCATAGGAACAACAACATTATCAATGTGGTCCTTAGTGTAGTAGTTCACAATGTCAGTCTCATCAAGGAAAAATATCCTCAAATCACTCTCCCATTCGTAAACACTTTCACGCCCAAACCTCTGATATCTCACATCATGCAACAACCATACTAATGGAGTCTTTTGTGTGAGGTCATTGCTTACAGCTGTCCATTCATTGTTGGCTGCAATCTTAGTTCCTGGCACAAAGTAAGGCTGTGGAAGTGCGAGCACCCCTGTTGCATTACCAGCCTTAATAAACTCATCTGTTTCAATGGTTGTGATTAACAATGGACCATTAACAGGATCTGTTATGTACTTTCCAACCCTTGCATAAGACGTATCACAAGTGAATGTCAGTTGCTGAATTGGATCATACATTCCCAATACATAAATATCAATCTGATTGACCAACTCCTCTATTGCCTGAGATACATCCTGTGTCATAACCAGTAAGCTGTTAATTTAGGAACTCCTCTGAATTTTCTATAATCACCTATGCCAACGTATGTAAGTTCTATTATTGCGTTATCATCACCTCCTGGCAGTATAAATGTGTCACCTATTGTGTAGTTCTTACCTGCATTTACTATGGTAACCTCTTCGACATCTGAGCCGCTTTGTGTGATTGTGATATTAACCGTCAAGCCTGTGCCTGTTCCACCTGTTAAACTTACATTTGTTTGGTCAGCATATCCAGTGCCCCCACTGATCAAATCCAGTGTAACTGCTTGACCTAATGGGGGAGCTGTGGTATATCTTATGAAATCTCGAATTGAATTATAGGAACGTATTGCCTCATTATAGCGAGTGTACATCATGCTGAATAAAGTATTAGCCACTGTACTATTCTCATTATCTGGCTTAACTAATCCTATTGGAGTGATTTGATTACTCAAGTCTTTGACATATTCAAAATAAATAAATCCTTTCAACATCTCTTTAATCCCCTCTGAGTCCAATTGGTTTACACCCTCATATATTCCATTGAAATAATAAAAGTTGTATCCCAAATCCTCTGATAATGGATTAAATAAGACTAAGAAATTAGGGCTTTGAGGTAGGTTGTTTAACAGATCACTTTGAAAATCATTGTACAAAGTAATCCCAAACAACTCCTTTAAATATCGTGGCTCATACCGGTTGATGTAATCCTGCAATTTAGCTTGATCATACATACCTGTACTTACTTGATATTTGCCCGTAAAATCTTGAATTGAAAGTATCATTTTATTTTATTTTGCCGTATCCTTTTTTTACCAATATCTCTGCCTTAGAACCGAGCATCTTCCACACTTGACCTTTTGCAAGTCCAGGGAAGGTGCCATTGCTTATGAATGTGTACTCTTTGGATGGATCTAAGCTCACAACCTCAACAGTTTCAACTGCCTCAACTTGTGGAGTTTCAATCTTATTCTCAAGTTCTACATTAGCAACTTTCTTTTTGCGTGGTTTCTTTTCCATAATGGATTGAAATTTATTGGTTGATTAGAGCTAAATCAGTTGCTATATCTGATTGAACAAACGCATCAACATCATTACCTTTGATGTAAGCTACCAAACGAGCCTCACATAAGATAGTAACCATGTTACGTGTAAAGTCATCATTCTCATATCCTACTGACATGTTCATGTCCTCTCTGAACTTGATGTTGAATTTAGTGAAATCACCAACAACCAATGTGCCTGCAGTGATGTTGTTTGAAGAAACAACAGTCAAACCAGCAACCATCATGTTTGCATCCCAAAACGCAGGGTAAGTGTATTCACCTGTAGATGTTTTAGTCAACTCAATTTTAGCCACATCCTCTGGGTTCAATACTACGTGAGTAGGCTCAAAGTTAGCCGCTTGAATCTGAGCTTTTGCAATTCTAATTAAGTCCATGATGTTTGCTCCTGGGATAGTACCTGCAAATGTACCTGCAGAGAATGCCGGTGCAACAGATAATAAACCATTTAAGTCAACACCACCAGCTCCATTTACTAATGAGTTGTCAATGTTTTGCTCGATAGCTTCCATCAATTCAGTGTTGATTTCAGATCTAACGAATGATAAGTCAGCCAACATCTCTTTTGAAACTTTGATGTAAGCAGCAACTTTTTTCACTTCCTCAGATACTTCCTCATACTTAACCTCTCCATTGAATTTAGCACCTGCCTCATTTACCCACATAGTAGCCTCTCCTGTTGGAGCAACTTGCTTTGTTTGTTGGATGTAAGTAACGAATTTTGAAGTAGTTGTTCCTACGTTAGAGATCTCACGAATTCTACGAATAGGACGTGCAATTCTGTTTACTCCTGGCTCTAATACACTCAAGGCAACATTACCAGAGTAATCTCCATCAATTGTAGTGTCAGTCTTAACATCTAATGTAATTCTATTTCCTTTCTCGATTGAGTCAGTGATAGCCTTAACATTGTCAGAATAAGTTTTAACTAATGCCTCTTTCAAAGTTTTAGCTCCTTTTGCTTTTGGTGCATCAACTGCCTTCTCAGACATAGCCTCAATGCGACCTTCCATTTTTGCAATAGCTTTCTCCATTTCAGAATTCTTAACTTCGATAGACTTGAAGTTGTCAAGCTCGCTTTTCAATTGTGCAACCTCATCCTTAGTTGGAACTGTTGCCATTTTTTCAGAGAACAAACCGTTGATCTTTTCAACAACTTGCTCCGGTGTTAAATTGTTTTCCATTTTGTTTTTAAATTAAAAAATTAAAGTTTAC